ATCTTCACCACCCCAAACAGCTATTGAATCAGCTCCAGGATATAGTTCTTGTAATTTAGCTTTATAATCTTGTACTGTGACTAATCTATTTTGAGATGTATAGAACTTTGACGCTGAAAATTTAATCTGATCTGGTGTCTCAATGTCTTTACCACCTGAAGCACTAACTGTATTTGTAAATGTTACAGCTGAGTTACCATTAATAGATGTTGACATAGAGAATATAGCAGCACCATTAGCGTGATTACTATCTGTAACTAAATATGATATTGTTATCTGATCTCCATCTTTAGGAGAAGCTCCGATAACACCATCACCGAAGTATAACTCAAATAAACCTTCGTCATTTTCTTGTATATAGAAAACTGTTGATGATGAAGTTATACCTGTTAAATCACCAGCTCTACTCCAAGCTGTTACTGTATTATTTGAATTGACATTAACTGTAATTGTAGCTGTATCAATATTAGGATTTAACATTGGAAATCTTTGATTAGAGACTTGACTATCATAGCGATAGATATCACTTGATAACTTACCTTGATAAACATCAAGGGCATCAAATCTAAAAGTACCTGTAGTCGGTGTTATTGTTTTATTGTCAAGAGATATAAATGTAAAAGATGTACCATCATATACAGTTGTGAATTCATGACCTCTATTAATCGTTAAACTCGATGGTGTCTGACCACCCACTTTAGGATTCGTAACTGTTAAATCAAAAGTAGCTTTAGATGCTGTTCTTGAACTTGGAGTATAACCAAGTTCTTTAGCTCGTGATACTATATTCTTTCTTATCTGAGCTGTATCTAAGAACATCTCTGATGCTACCATGTTAGCGTTGAACGCTGATGTATGAGCTGAGTATGCTAGTAAGTCTACTAAGATAGCTAAGTTAGAACCCTCAAAATCGTAATCTTTTAAAGTATCTTGACCTCTCAAATATTCTTTTAAACTTTTTGATACATCATCAAAATCTAAATCTGTTATGTTAATGTTTGAACTGTTTATCGTAGCCATTATCTTACTCTCTGTAATGTTATATTTATTTCTTGTGGTCTAGGATCATTAGAGATTGTTATAAACATTGATATATCTAAATTGTGACCTCTTACTACAGAAGTGATACTTTGAACATTAGCTCTTCGTTCATAATTGTTTATGAGACTTATAATATCTCGTTCTAAAACAATAGTATCTGTTTCAGCAGTACCTAATTCAAACAACATAGCTGATAAGTTAATACCTAAACTAGGTTTGAATGGTCTTTCAAATAGATTAGTTGTTAATAAATTTCTAATACTTCTTTTAATAGCGTTAATATCATATTTCAAGACTAGATCACCTGTCTGTGGGTGTAGTGTCATATTCACATCAATATCAGTAAACCAACGTCTTGATACTCTTGAACTTTTACTTTTACTATTAAACTGTGCCATATAGTTATTTATGTCTCTTAATCAGGTTTATTTGTCTTACCGGCTGATGAACCTGATTTAATTGTATGTGTATGTGTATCTAGTACTACGTCTTTACCTGTTATACTGTCTGTAGCTGTTATAGTACTATCGTTTGTCTGAGCACCTGTTACATGAAGTGTACCAGTTACAGTTGTATCTGATATAATCTCTGTTGTATCATTACCTGTAATTGTTATTTTACCTTCAGAAGTTACATCACTTGTACCTGTTATAGTAGCATTAAGATTACCACCAACAGTACTTGTACTATTACCTGTAACATTCATATAAGCGTTACCTGTTATATTAACTACAACATCTCCTGTTATAGTTACAAAATCATTTCCAGCGACTACAGAATATTTGTCTTTTACAATATTCTCAACATAGTTTCCGTCTTTATCTATTTCGAATCTAGTACCCTTTCTATGATAAAGATGAATTCTTTCATAGTCTGGTGTATCATCTAGTTCTATTAAATGACCTGACTCTGTTTCTTGTACATGATTAAACGGATATTTAGGTTTGAGATATGTAGTAACATCTCTTAAAGCCGTATTGTTTTTACCTTCTGTTTTACCAACTTCTAAATTTTCTAAACCCGGACCTTCTTGTTCTTTTAAAGTAAGAACAGGATATACATCTTTTACAGGGTTGTTATTAGTTTCAGCATAGTCTGTAGTTCTAGCTAAAAGATTTACATCTGAGGTTTCAAGATATAATTCTCTTGGATAGTTAATAGCTTCATCTCCACCTTGATTCTTTGGTGATTTATCTAAAGCTAATGTTAAACCATATGTTCTATTAATGTGTTTAGGACTCGGACCATCAGGTGTACCTTCATATGAAGATTCACTATCTAGTCTCGGATCATTGAATCCGTCTTCTGTTGTTCTAGGAATTTGTGTAAATTTTCTAGTACCTTCATTGTCTACTTCTTCATCTACTCTATAAAACTTCTGAGGTGTTCCGATAAAAGAACCGATGACTACAGGATCTTGCATCTCTAAATGATCTCTGTAAAATCCCATTACAGTACTACCTTCTAAAAGACCATGAGTTGTTGTACCTAATCCTGATATAGACGGAGATGTTGTAGGCATCATAACTTCTGACCACGGTAGATCAGGTGTAGCTATCATCTGTTTGTCGTGTGAATGAGAACCGTGTATTCTAACACGAACTCTATTTAAAAACATCGGATCGTTTCGGTCTTCTATAACACCTGTGAACCAATTAAATCCTGTTTTACCTTGATATATCATATTGTCTCTGACTCACCATATTTAATTTCTGTTGTTTCAATATTATTTATTAATGAATCTTTGATAACAGTTAAGTTTGTTCTTAATTCATTTTTAGTTAATGCCCATTTAATATCTGTAATTAAATGATTACCACCTGAGAATTTAGATTTAGAATATTCTTCACCAGGTCTTACAGCTGAGATATCTAGATTTATTATTGTACCTACAGTTACATCTGTTCTAGCTGATATAAGAACACTCATAGTATAATATTTTAATAACTGATTAGAAGCGTGTCTGAATTGATTAGAACCTAGATGTGTAAAATGATTCGCTTGATGAATATCATCTTTATCATCATTTACAAAAGATGAATCACTAGTTAGGATTTGATAAGCGTTTGTGAAATCTCCTATAGCCTTATCTTCTATTGAACCTATTATATTTACATCTCCGTCTTTAGCTGGTTTACCACCTATATGTAATGTCTCAGGTTGTGTTCTAATAAATGGGTGTGGATCAAGAGCTTTACCTTCATCACTAAAATGTTTTTCTAAGAAGTTAAATGTTTTTTCTGTATAAAATTTATATGTGTTATCTACTGTTGTCTGTTTAGAAGCGAATAATCCGTTGACAACTCCATTCAATACATCAGCTTGTGATTCGACTTTGTATCCTAATAATCTTCTTCCCATACCGACTTCACCGTCTTTACCAGTTTTATCATAGGGTAGTTTATTTCCATCAGCCGTATTAGCATCAGAATAAACGAAAGGTCTACCACCACCATATTCAAGTTCCATCATACTAGCTAATGATTGTATTCTATAACCACCTGTAGCTGTCTGATACCAATAAAAAGAATCTTGTAATCCACTACTTGAATCTATACCTTGAGATTGTTTACATAACCAATTTATAGAATAACCTATTGTCCAATTAGGAATCACTACATGATAATTATCACCTTGAGATTTTTCTCTGACTTCAAAGTATGGTTGAAAACTTTGACCTTCAGGATCATTCTTTATACCTAAATGGTCTTCGGCTATGACAGCTGCTATATCTGTCATAGAACCTCTAAAGGCTTGACTAATTCTAGTTCTTTTTGATTTAATCATTTCTGGTGAACAGAAACTTATTTTAAATGCTTGAGCGGATCCTTTAATTCTAGTTACACTATCTATTTTATATATTCTAAAAACTTGATCAATACCATTTTCATCATCAGTTTTATCTTGATTACCACTAGGTTGATTGAATTTTATTCGTATAGATTCTTGTCCGAAAAGTTTAGCATTCTCTAGAAAAGCTACTTGATCACTCACAACAACTTCACCTAGTAAAAAGTTTCTATGTATAGATTCATAGATATTACACTCTATGAATATGTTTTTAATGTCGAATCCATCTCCCTCGTTGTTTACGATTGTTAAAACTTCTAAATCGTAACTGAGAGGATTACCACTATCTAATCCTATTGGCATTATTAATCTCTTATTATTTCTTTAAATTCATCAATGACATCACCGATATATTTTGGTTCTATATATCTGATTTGTTGTTTTTCATCATTTATATCTCTTTCATATTTCTCATTTGAGATAGGTGTATTACCTGTTGATACAGTTGTTCGTAACTCATTAGAATCTATATAATGATGTACTACATCTTTCTCATCAGCTACTGAACTCGGTGTAAAACTCTTACTTGAATCTGTACCAATGACTGTACTTGTATCAAATATACCTACTACACTATTTAATACTATTCTATTATTTGTCGGATCAACTTTAGTAACAAAGCCATAAGCATCTGTTGTTGATTGAGATACTTTTTCTCCAAGAGTAAACTTACTAGAAACATTTGTAGTATGATTAAATGAAACAACATCTGTAGAACTAGAAGCATTTAATACTGTACCTGAATATTTTCTACTTATATATTTGTGTAATAGTACTTGAGACTTCGGCCAATCATTCAGGTCTTGTAAATTTTCATTGACTAAAAAGAAAGTCCAGTACAATGTTGAATCACCGTATAATCTAGAAGCTAGTACATCAGCTCGTTCACCATCACCTACTTGATAATAGTTATATCCTGAAACACCTTCTTGTAAATAACTCCAGACTGATACTTTACGAAATAAGTCTTTAGCTTGATAAAACTTACCATCACTTTTAAAGTCATAGTTAATATTAGGTATATTTTTAAAAAATCCTTGTGCCATATCTACTCCTAGTCATCACCCTCAGCGAAGAATGTATTTCCACTGAGTCCTGATTCATCTACTATTGTGCCGTCTCTTAATCGTGATTGACCAACACCAGTAACATCTTTTAATTTATTACCTAACGATTTATCAGTAGGTCTTCTACCCATAATATCATCAATAGCTCCACCTTCTTGAGAAGTCTCTCTCCTATCACTATCTATATTAGCGTACGCTGATACTCTTTGATCATATTTCTTTCTATCTAGTGTTACAATTTCTTGGAATACTACTTTTAATTCTGTTGCTACAGGAGCTCCGTCAACCATTCTAGCTGATGTCGCTACAGCTTGATTAGATTCAACACTCTTTATAACTGATACTAATGGAAAGTCTATCCAATTTTTTATAGGACCATGATATCTAATAGCCCACTCATTAGGAAATGTATAAACTCTATCAGCACTACCTGGTAATATTCCTGGTAGAGATGATCTCTTAAACGCATGTACCATATGTCTTATGTCTTGAGATTCAGATTCATTCTTTGGATAGAGAACAAAATTATATGAGAATTCTCTGAACTCAACACCTTCGAATAAATTAAATTTCATAGGATTAGATACAGCACCAGCTGCAGCCTTACCTATATCACCCATAATCATTTCTTTACCTGATTGTGTTACTTGATCCATTATACCTTGATCAGTACCTTCACCTAATGTAAATAATTTAGCCATCACACTTTCTAATAAACCTTTCTCACTAGCTTTATATGTAACTGCTGTAGTATCAGTCATTTCTTCTGGTACATATAAAAATATATCGTATAATTGATCTTGTTCTGAACCTACAGTATTATTTTTTCCGTTTCTAATCGGTAAAGAACGGAAATGAATATAATTAGTTAGAGGTAGTTTACCCTCTCCGTTTTCTTGATAGAAGTTTTGTGGAAATGTAAGTTTAACCGTACTTTGAGGGTGATCTTCTGGTCTAGATTCTTTATTATTCAATACTTGAGCTCTAGCTTCTCTATTTTTGATCTTAGAGGCCATAACTTCTTTAGATATTTCAGGTATATTAGATGTTCTAATACCTGTAGCACCTGTAAGAAGATCAGAAAGTCCATCAGCTATTCTTTGATCGAATGTATTAGAGAAGTTACCAGCACTTCCAAACTTACTCTTTACGTCTGTCAAAGCTGAGTTCAAATCACCTTTCATTGAACCTACATAATTCTTAAGAGCTTTTTTTGATTTTTTTAATATTGCCATTGATTGATTCCATATATACTTTATAGTTATTTATGTCTTATAAAGGAAAGTTTAGACCGAAGAATCCAAATAAGTACAAAGGAAACCCTAGTAACATTATTTATCGTTCTCTTTTAGAGCGAAGATTCATGGTTTATCTAGACAAGAATCCTTCTGTACTTAAGTGGAGTTCCGAAGAAATCATTATACCATATGTCTCACCGGTAGATAATAGGGTGCACAGATACTTTCCAGACTTCTACATGAAGTATAAAAATAAACAAAACATGATAGTAGAAGAACTAATAGAAGTGAAACCCTTCTCTCAATGTTCTCCACCTAATCCAAAAAAGAAACTTACAAAGACAGGTAGAACTTCAAAGCGTTATCTTAAAGAAGTACAAACTTATATGGTTAATGACGCTAAATGGACTCAAGCTATGTCATTCTGTAAAGATCGTCAATGGAAATGGAGAATTCTAACAGAAAAGGACATTAATGCCTACTAGGTGACATAAATACTTTATTAACATTATGATTTTATATCATGACAACAATACTAAACATAGGAGTAATATATGAATAAAATATTAGTATTATTATCGACTTTTTCTATAATGTTTCTAGGAGCAGCTGAGTCTCGTGAGTATCAATCTCATGTCGGTCTTAGTGGACTATCTGGAGAATATGGAATAAGTTCTGATTATATGTGGAGAGGAGTATCACAATCTGATGGTAAACCCTCTGTATACGCTTGTGCCGATCAGGCAATAGCCCAAGGGTTTTATGTCGGCGGTTGTGCAAGCTCTATTGATTTTAATAATGACTCAAAGGTCGAACTTGATCTTTATGGTGGTTATAGTTTATCAAAGGGAAAATTCTCAATGGATGTAGGATATGTATCTTACAGATACCATAAAGAAGATTCTATGAACTTTGAAGAAAAATATATAGTACTTGGATATGACGCTTTAACTATAGGTCATGCTTCAGGTATGAATGAAGCTTTAGACTATGATTGGGTAGATTTAAAAGTCCCTTTCATTGACTTCGCTGATGTTACCTTACACTATGGAGATTATGATGGTGTAAAAGATAAGAGTATCAATGTTGAATACGCTTTATCTGATTCAATGAGTCTAGGAATGATGGTGATGAGTCACATTAGAGATGATCACGTCGCTATCGGTGATGCTGTATCATTACATTTTAAAACAGTATTCTAGGACAAACCATGGCAGGGAGACTATTCGACAAACTTGAACAAGAAGCGTTCAGAGCTGGTATAGCCGCTCGAACAAAAGCTTCAATGGAATGGTTTCGTTCCACAGTAAGTAATAGAAAAGTCTCCCGTGCCTCTTTAATCGGAGACGGTCCGACTCGATCAAGACAAGTGTATGGAAGTATGTACAACTTTCAGTATGATCCAAAAACAAAACAGACACTTCCATATTATGATAGGTTTCCATTATGTATTCCTGTTCAAAAAGCTAAAGGTGGTTTTTATGGACTTAATTTACATTACTTACACCCTTTAATTAGGGCACAGTTTTTAGACGAGTTATATGATATTACAAATAATGATAAGTACGACAGATCAACAAAAATGAGAGTAACTTATTCACTATTAAAGAGTTCATCAAAGATGAGATTCTTTAAACCATGTTTAAAACATTATTTGAGTAGTCAAATACAGTCACAATTTTTATTAATAGAACCAGCTGATTGGGAGATAGCTATCTTCTTACCTACAGAATCATTTAGAAAAGTCGGTAAAGAAACAGTATGGAATGAAAGTAGGAGTAAATTTTAATGCACATTAATAGATTCTTAGGACATATGGATAGTATGTCTAGATCAGATAGGTTCGATATCGAAATAAGAGGTCCCGCTAGTATCAGAAGTAGAGGTATTAGATGTACAGCTGTAAATATACCTTCTAGAACTATGACAACAACAAGACATAGAATGGGTGGTGCTTATCCAGATAGACCTTATGTAACAGGTATAGAATATGAGAATGATGTTACTTGTACATTTATGTTAGACTCGACATATGAAGATAAACAGATGATGGAGTTGTGGCAGAGTTATATGTTTGATGAAGCTTATAATCTTCAATATCCTGATACCTATCATGGTCAAGTTATTATTTCACAATTAGGTGTAGACAATCAACCTGTGTATACTGTAGAATTACATGAAGCGTTTCCAACAACTGTTGGTGGTGTAACCTTTTCAGCGACAGAAGCTGCTATACAAACATTTGATGTAACATTCAATTATAGAACATGGTCATCAGCTTACGAAAATTCACCAAGTGGATTACTAGGTGGTCTATTCAAAAAATTCTCAAGAAAAATTACATCTAAGTTAGACAAAAAAATTAATGATAAGTTGTTTGGGTAATATCCCGGACTAAATAGTTATATATTATTATGAGGAAATAAATTATGGCGTTACCTAAACTTGAAACACCAAAGCACAGTTGTGTTTTACCCTCATCAGAAGAAACAGTTAATTTTAGACCGTTTTTAGTTGGTGAACAAAAAGTGTTATTAGTAGCACAAGAATCAGATAACACTAATGAACAAATTAGTGAGATGATTAGATTGATTGATATATGTTGTGATGATATAGATGCTAAATCTTTAGCGACTATTGATTTAGAATATTTATTTTTACAATTAAGAATTAAATCAGTTGGTGAAACAGCTGATGTAAAAATGGAATGTGAACATTGTAAAGAACTTAATAAAGTTGAAGTACAATTAGAACAAACCATTGTAAAGGAACCTGAAAAGATAGTAGATCATATAGTTAAAATTACTGAATCTGTTAGTCTTGATTTAAGAGTACCGAGTTATGAAATTGTTAACCAAGTAAACTTAAATGATTCAGATGATCCTAAAGTTATTTTTGAAGTTGTAGCTAAATGTATTAATACAATTATTGATGGAGATGAGATTCATACTAGAGATGATTTCTCTGAAAAAGAATTAATGAGTTTCTTAGATAGCATGTCAATGGATATGTTTGAGAAAGTTCAAGACTTCTTTACTAACGTCAAGACATTAAAAATTATGGGGAGTTATGAATGTGTAAAATGTTCAGAATCTAATTCATATGAATTAATAGGGATCGGAAATTTTTTCGGTTAACCCTCTCTCATGAAAGTCTATATAATTTAATACACACAAACTTCGGTTTGATGCAACATCATAAGTACAGTTTAACAGAACTAGACAATATGATACCTTGGGAGAGGGAAGTATATGTTCAACTTCTAATGAAACATTTAGAAGAAGAAGAACAAAGACAAAAAGCTCAAGAAGCTAAAATGAGGAAATAGATATGGGTGAAGATAGAGAAAAGTTCAGTGGTGACATGAGTCGGAATGAAGTTGAAATAGACTTAAGTAAATTCATGGAAATGGTTACTGAAAACAATGCGTTAAAACAAGAAATCTTCGAACTAACTCACAACGATAGATCAAACCCTTGGCAGAAATATATATTTCTAGCTAAGGCTGTAGATGCATGGAGAATATGGCCAAGAGCATTTTTAAGTGTTTACATATTCTTAATCTATTATGTAGTGATGTGGTTCTTAGATTTACCTGAACCATCAATGGAACAATCAGGTTTGATTTCAATTCTTGTTGGAGCAGGAGCAGCTTGGTTTGGACTATATGTAAATAGTGCAGCTAAAGAACATGATTCTGATAACAACAAAAACTAAGAGATAGATAAATGGCAGAAGTAACTATAGCTGATAATATACTAGCTAAGATTCAACAAGAAGCTTACACGAATAAACAAGCTACTAGTGAACATCAAAGTCTTGTTCAACATCTAAAAGATATGGTGTTAGGAACAGACGATTTAAAAACACAATTCGTTAAGGCTACCGAAGAAGAAGCTTCAGCTAGAATAGAAAAAGATAAATCTGATCAAGCTAAATCCGATCAAGACAAAGCCGCTGAAGACATAGCTCGTAAACAAAGATTAGAATCTATGACTAAGTTTGAACAGTTGGGAAATGTTCTTAAAAGTAATGCTAGTAAATTAGGTGACGCTCTTAAAGATGACTTCAAACAGATAACAGGTGGTATGAGTTTAATAGCTGAAGCACCAGGTGTTAAATCAATCATTGCTATTATTACAGCTATAGGATCTACTCTAGGTAGTTTATTGTTAATCAATATTAAAAATAGTGGTATATTAGGAAAAACAATTAGTGGTCTTATCGGTGTTAGTGAAGACGGTAAATTTGATATGACAAAGACTATGGAAAACTTCAAAGAAAAGTTTTCATCTTTTAATCCATTCGGTAGTAAACAATCATCAGTTGATGGTGGTAGTGAAGATAAAAAAACACCCAAATTAAAAGCTGATGGTAGTAAAGATATGAGATTTAATGAGAATAAATCTTTCTTAACTAAGATGAATGAAGCTACTCAAGAAAGATTGGCTCAGACAGGTGAAAGTCTAAAAGCTATAGGTAATGGTATAATGAATCCGATTCAAACTCTTAAGAAAGCTGGTACGGCGTTAAAGAGTAGTATGATATCTCTTAGTGGATCTTTTATGACATCAGCTAAATCATTATTATCTAGTGCTAAGAGAATGGTTTTTTCAGTAGCTACTTTAGTCGGTGGTCTAATAGCATCAGCGGCATCAATTCTTTTATCGGGTCTAACATTGTTAGCACCTGTAATTCTAATCGGTTTAGCTGTAGCGGCTATAATATTCGGAGCTATGTATCTAAAAGATAAGTTCATAGAGAACAAAGATTTTATTATGGCTAAGTGGGAAATAATTAAAGAAGGTTTCTCTATAGCGATGGCTGGATTAAGTATATGGAAAGATAAAGCTGTAAGTTTTATTAGTAATACATTTAAAGGTATATGGTTATCTATTAAATCACTATTCGCGTCAATCTATTCAGGTATAGAGAACGGTATTAATGCTGTTATCAGAGGTATTAATGTACTGATACCTGGTGAAAGATATGACTTAGATCCTGTAGATATAGGTGCTGGTGATATGAGGCGTGAAGTTGATCAAGAACAAGCCGCCTTTGAAGTAGAGAAAGCTAACCAAGCTGCTGAGTTCGCTGCTAGAGAAACAGACTTAGCTGATAGAAAAGCTAATAACACAATGGAAAGAGCTACAACTATAGTACAAAACAACGCTAGTACAGTTAATGAAGGTAGTAAGTCTACTACGTTTATGCCAGCGGGAACAACTCCGTTAGATACGAATGCTAGTAATATGGCGTTAGCCCAATAGAATAAATGGTGTAAAAGATGGCCCCTCTGTCCCGCCTCTAATACCGATATCTCCTGCCGCTTAGATATCTTTCCTCATTGAATGTCAAGATTCCCCAATCTTAACCACCCCACTAACTCTGAACTCGAGCTAGTTCATGACCTGACACGAAGGTCACTTCCCTTATTCGACTTGATTAAGTACTAGTATTTATAACAATCTTACTGATCGTTAGCTAGTTTTTCAAAATAACTAATAGTGGTATCACTACTATCTTCTGAATTACTTACTGGTGTTGGTGAGTCAGCCCAAGGTGTCTCTTTCGCTGTTGCAGAAGAAGCTGATGTATTATCATCCGCTATTGTCTCTGCTGTCGCTGTAGATACTTCTACACCACCCAACCCTAAAGCACGATTTAATTGAGCTTTCAGATCATCATAAGATTTGAATTGATCTGGAGCTATTAGTTCTGCTAAAGAATGTTGTTTGTTGTATAGAGTTTCCAATACAGAATCATCTTCTGAGATCGGAGCCGGATTCGAGAACTCTGATTTATCATAGTTCCAATATCCATCTACTTTTCTAACTTTAAGTTTAAAGTCAGCGCCTTCCCACATATCAAATGGGTTCACAGGTTTCTCATCTTCGAACTGAGGTTGCATTACGTCTTTGACTTTCTCAAAGATTTTTTTACCGAAACGATAAAGCATTACTTTACCTTCATGTTCGCGATGAGTCGGATCTGAGACAACAAGAACATTCGCTACATAATGTAGTCTACGTTTTTGTTTTCTTGCTTGATCTTTCTGAGCATCATCTCCACTATTCCAGAGTTGAGTATTGTACTCTGAAATCGGACAATCGTTACCTAGAGTTGTTAAAGATTTCTCAATCAACCAACCACCAGGACCTTGAAAACCATGATCCCAATATTGGACCCATGGAAGTTCTTCTCCATTAGCTGCTGGTAGAAAACGAAGTACTGCATACCCATTACCAGATTTATCTAGTTCAGGTTTCCAGAAACGATCGTCTCCATAAGATTTCTTTTCCGAGGTTTCGGACTCTAGTGCGGTTTGTAGTTTATCGAAGCCACCGCGACTTCTCTTTAATTCATTGAATGACATTTTATCTCCTTGTTTATCAATTTTATTATTTTATTATTTTATCCACTTATTTCATTATATAAAACTATCGTATGTTAACGGTTTTTTAATTCCGTCATTATATATAGTATAATTGACATCTTCAAATCGGTCAATTACCTTTTTTATCTGTGCTTCTTGAGTACCTAATAAGGAGTTAGGATCACTTGTACCAACCCTTAAGCGAGAAGTTTCTTTCTCTCTTTTGTAGGCATTAGTACCAGCATAGATATTCTGATAAGTATCTTCTTGATGATTCCATATAGAATCGAAACCAATAAGACATACTTCATCAAAACCCATTATAGAAGCCTGAGCCATAGCTTGACTTCCGGCAAAGAAGTTGACACTAAATCTAGGGTCTTCTTCTGTACCTTTCATATTCGTTATTCGCCATTCAGGATTTACTCCAATGACATGAACTTCCATGATCTCTGAGATATCATCTTGAAGTCCAAATATCCAGACATTATCATGTCTTTCTAAATCTGATTCTTTAACACTAAACGAAGGATCGAATCCCATAAGAATCATTTCTTTATATTCTTTTGGAACAGGATCAAAATCAGGAAAGATACATTTATGTTCTTTCGGATAATCAGATTCACAAATCTCTTTTATGAT